CGATTGTCGAAGCAACCACGCCGCCGTTGGCGACGAGCGCGCCGGTGGCGACAATAGCGCCGCTAACCGTGACGCTTTCAAACTCAGGATCGGCGTAAGCAACGCCTACTGCTTTAGTATTGGGCATAATTGTTCTCCTGAAAAGGATGCCCCGACCGTAGCCGGGGCAAACCTATTAGCCAGCGATGCGGTACAGGTTGTACGTTGTCGCGCTGGTTTTAACAGCACGGAACAACACGCTGCGCGATGCAACGCCTGTACCAACGCCAACCAGCGTCCAGCCTGTGCCTGCCGTGATGGTAGGAACGCCGGTGCTGGTAGCAATCAAAGCAAACTCAAACGACGAGTTAACTTTGGCGCTGCTAACGTCAGCGTCAACAACGCTAACAGCAGGAAGCGCAAGGTCAGCAGTGCTGCTTGACGTGTATACAACTGCGCCGCCAGCCAAATCGGCAGTGGTCAGCGTAACACCCGCGGTGTACGCGGTAGGGATTGCGGATACGCCCAGCGTGACTTCGCCGAGGTTGCCGTCGCCAACTTGATAACCGCCGGCGCCATTAGGTAGAATAGCCATGATATAAATCCTTTAAAAAGTTTGGCCCCCGGCGAACCGAGGGCCATGTTTAAATTAACCCCACATCCGGACGGCCATTTGCGGACGGATCGTGCTGTAGCCATACAGAACGTCAATACGGCAAGGCATACGGTCGTTGTTGATGTCGTACTGACGAACAACGCGAAGCGAGATGCCGTTGTGTACCTGACGCGAAGCCATATCTACGCCTTGTGGGAGCAGAAGGTCGGCGGTTGCGAAGGTGATGGCGTCCTTGTGGTATACAAGGTTCTGAGCGTACTGACCGCCTGAAGCACCGACAAAAACAACTGCTTGGCTGTTGGCAGGCAGTGCATTGACGGTAGCAAGCGCGTGACCAGCCGAGTAGATCGGTGCAACAGTGAGGCTGCCTGCGCCAGAGCCGTTGAGCAAGACATCAGCCAATGCAACGAACTGGAACAACGAACCTGTGCTTTCACGGGTCTGTGGGTTGACAGCAAAGCAACCGTTTACAGTGAACACGTCACCAGCCTTGACGGTGTCGTTAGCGCCAGCGCCAGTGATGGCGATGGTGGTTGCGCCTTCTGCCGTTACAGCAGCCGAAGTCGAACCGCCAGTTGCGTCACGCGTACCAGTGGTGAACTGCTTGATGGACTGCGACATATTGATTTCGTCGAAACCAAGTACGCCAGTACCCATCATGCCGTTCTTGAACTGCTTGCTGATCGTGTCAGTTGGGTTGAATAGACCCTTCATGCCTTCGACCAAACCAGCGTTTGCGGCTGGGTTGACAGTGGCATAACGTGGCGACATCACGGCAGCGTTTTCGTTCAGCTTCTGCTGTGCAGCAAGAAGAACAGCCGAAGTAGCTGGCGTAGTGCCGGGCGTGCCGACAGTGTTACCGATGGTCAAGAACGAGTTTGCAACGTCAGCGTCGATGCTAGAAGCAAGCTGCGAGATACGTGGCTTGAGAACGCGCTCTGCGAAATCGTCCAACTGCATGGTCAATTCAGCAGTCGTGAAGTTAACGCCGATGTGCTTCTGGTTGGCAACGGTCAGAGTTGTGAACTGCTCGTTGTCGTCCTGTACCTGAAGGGCTGCGCCATCAGTTACAAGTGCGCGGTCTGGAAGACGGATACGCAGGGTTGAACCAATTTTAGCACCTTCAACAGCAAAGCTGTCGTCGTACTGACGGTTTACGTTACGTGTAAGAACAAGGTTGTTTTCGAGAATCTCAAGCGCCTTGCGCGTGATCATGTCGATTGTTAAAATCGAGTTAGACATGGTAATAATCCTAAATTATCTGTTGCGTTGTGCCTCGAACTTCTTGATCTGCCGTAGCCGTTCTGCCTCAATCCAATCTGACGTACTCATGGACTTTACGGCCCGTGGGTCTGTCGTATCAAATGTCGGCGCACCAGCGGTGCGGGCAGTGACAGGTGCAATCGGTGCCGGGGCGTTAGAGGTTTTTTTAAACGTAGGTTCGGCAGTAAGCCTCGCCTCGATTATACCAATTTCCCTAGCTTGCAAAATGGGGTCCATACGCGAGATACGCTGGGCGTCTTTTTGGTTAAGCCCTAAGTGATAAATCACATCGGGACCAATATCGGACGCTTGTATTGCTAGTGCCATCGCGTCGGTGATTGGAAGGCTGGGGTTATAGGCGACTTGTTCAAAGTCATCATATTTGTCCCGCGCCGCCTCTTCACGTTCGTGATAAGACTCTAGCATTGCACGTTGCTGGCTGTCCTTTTCACGGCGTGCCAGCAGTTCTTCGGCTTTACGTTCGGCCAAAACCTCTGCGTAATCCTCATAAGTCTCAAATTGATCAGGGGTAATGTCGTGGATCGGCTGCTGCCGCGCCTGCATTTCCTCTGCTCTTTGAGCCTGTTCGCGTTCCCATTTACGCTGCTCTCTTGCGAGTCGTTTGCCTACAATGGCGTCCAAGTCTTCTTGTGTGAAGGTCTTGGGTGCTTCCTGCTCAGCAGACTGCTCTTCCGGCGTCGTGTTTTCTACAGGCTCGATTGCTGCCGTGGCTTCGAGTTCTGGCGCGGAGGCATCCGCTTCGGTAAAGACATTATCGTCCATGTTTAACCCTTAAAGAGTTCCTGATGAGCCGCATCAGTACGGTTGGTGGCTAGACTACATCATTTGATGCAGTCTGGCAATCTTGTTACGCTTCTACTTCTGGCAGTGCGTTCTTAGCTTGTTCTGCGGCATAGGCAGCTACCACTTCGGCAGTGTGCGTCGCGGCGCATATTGCCTGCACGCGGGCGTCTTCTGCGCTGTAGTCATCGCCGGGGGCGACAACGTGACGGTGGAAGGTTCCGCTGATCTGTTCGCCGTCTTCGAGGATGGCGGTCTTAGTGCGAACCTGCACTGAGCCATTCTCAAGAACTTCAATCTTATCGACCACTGCAATTTTCTCTAAAGCCATTTTAATCTCCAATCAAAATCAAGAAATTGTGTGTTAGTTTTTAGCCGGGGTACATACGGCGCATTACGATCTTATAGCTTAGGCCGTAAGACGATCCAGTGACGTTCATTTGCACAGTGTTGCTGCTTAAACGCAACCACGCTGGTGTTGAACCTGAATAGCTACGCAGCGTGCCGTTCATAATTGTGCCTGAGTCAAAACCCGTGCTTTGATCGGAAGACCCTGCGTAGCAAGTATACTCATACATCGCTTTTAGATTGACGGCAGTACCTGTAACTTCAGCAGCAGGGATTGTGTATACCGTTGTCCATGTGGCTGAAGTCAGCGTTCCGGACTCGACATCCATAGTCTGATTACCAAACTGAACGCTTCCGCCAGCAAGCGGCACAGTTACGTTTTCGCCGATGACTAAATCGCGGCCAGTATAGCTGTCAGCGTTCAATCGCGCCATCGTATGATCGTAACCAAACGATACATCCCAGCCGCGCTCCGCGTCTGGAACGCCAGAGTAAGTAATTACGTCTGCGGCTGTGCCAGTGCCGTCGCCGTATATTGTGCGGATAGTTACTTCCGCGTCAACGGCTACGATATTTCGCAAGTTCGCTTCAAAATATGGAAAGTTAAGGTTTGCCGTTCCGCCTGCCAAATGCAACGCGCCGTCGTTGGTGCTTGTGCTTCCGCTCAATTCCATGACAAGGCCGTCATAGATCATGTCTACTGCGCCTGTTTGCGTGACGCCGCGTGTGCATCCTGTCACATACGCACGATCAACGCGCACAGCAGTGCATTGCGTGCCTACAGGGTTTTGCTGAAAGCTAAGGCCGTATGTGCAGCTATTAGCTGTAAAATTAGAAACGCCAACATAAACGCATCCGCGAAGTTCAAGCCCTGCGCCACTAAAGTTTTTTGCCCAAATGTCATTAAATTGAGCGTAGCTGGTATTTACGGACAAGATGCCGTAATTTTGTAAGCCGTCTGTTTTGCTGCCGTTGGAGTCTAAGGTTAAGTTAGACATATAGAAAAATTGTTTTGTTGGGTAGCTTGGCGATGGGGAAGACAACAAAAAGATTTGAGATTGCACAGCCGTATACAGCTTCAATACCGCATTGCCGTGGCCGGTTATGGTTTTTACGGCGCTGGTAGCGGTAATGGTAATGCTGCTGTTTACGCGATAGTTACCTTCAGGGATGACAATATCGGTTGCACCTGAGTCAATGGCGGCCTGAATGGCTGGCTGACTATCGGCAACACCCGTCGGATCAGCACCAAAATCAAGCACGTTTGTCGGTGCGCCCGTGATTAACGAATAGGATGCTTTTGTAAGAGACATTTTTATATCCTTAGACGAAATACGTCATCATAAAATCAACGCGCTTTCCGCTTATGCTTGTATACGAAATCCCCGCGCCAGCGGCAGTAAATAAGCTAATTGTTGAAGCACTTGGGTTTCCGTACAAAAAGAAAACATTTCCAAAATCTGTGTAGCGTAAACTTCCGCCTGAACCTGTTGCGCCGGATGCAAAAGGAAGACCCGTTATGGTTGCGACGCCGGCGTCTACTTGTACAGGAAAAGTTAGCGTGCCAATAACGGTCACTTGACGCCCAATTCTGGTATATACCCCAGATACTGAGGTAGCAACACCTACGCCACTACCGGGTGTCCAAGTACCATCCTCATACCAGTTCAGCAATTCGCTGGTCATGCCAGCAGCGTGCGTGTTTGCGCTAAAGTCGATGCCTTTGCCAGCGGTGCCGATCTTCAAGTTATCTGTTTCAACCGTGACAAGACCATCGTAACGGACAGTTAGCTTATCGCTGGGTGTGCCAATGGTCGTGCCAAACGCCAAGCTATGCACATCAACGCCGCCGCCTTGGGTAGCTTTAATGTAGGCTCCGTAGCCGTCAAAAGGTGCAGTTGACGAACTTGACATCCGAAGAATCACAGTGCGTCCAGCGCCGTTATCCGAATACTGGAGACGGCATTCTTGGTTAGCTGCGCCAGAGTTTGCGGTAAAATCTTTCATGCTGACACTTTTGCCAGTAGTAAGATTATCAACGCTAACTTTGACCGTGCTGCCGCTCTGCACGATAGGCAAAACTTCTGTTCCCGCTAACGGGGTAGATGCAGCAGTTAATGCAGATATTTTTTTATCAGCCATTTCAAATTTCCTTAAAGATTGCCTTCGCTGACCCAAGTCCCCGGCGTTCCGTTAACAGTGCAAATCCAACCTTTAGGTTGTCCAACCGCAGGTTCAGAGTTAATGCAACGGTCACCTCTGTAATGTTCGCCAGAAACAGGGGCCACAAGCCCATACTCAACTGACTGCCAAACATTTGAGTTACCATTGTTTGCAGCTTCAACTGCGTACCATTGTCTAGCTTCAGCAGTGGAAGACCATTGCG